CTAGATTCGCGTTAGCAAATGAGGAAGAATCTAAAAGAAACCTCAAATTTTACTCCTAACAAGGCCCTGGTTGATATCAGGTTAATTAGATATCAACTTATTAAAATTAAAATAAAACAAACACAAATTTTCGCATCTGCACCTTTGTCTGATTAGTATACCAAAGGTTAAAAGTTCAGTCTCGCCTTTTGCGTGACAAGCCTGTTCACCAAACATCGTACGTAACTGTTGGTGGAGGTCCAACAAGAAAACCGCAATTGAAATCATCAGCAGCGGCCCGATACACTTCGACGTTAGTGGGTTCCTGATTATCACGCCAGATAGTTACAACGTTACTAGTTGTAATGTCAAAGTCGTGAGAAGTTCGGACCATCTTGGTGTCGATTTTCTCGGCATCTTTTGAATCAAGTACGTATCGATATCGATTATTTTCCATGAGCGACAACGGATGGTAGTATGGCACTTCTAATTGTAAAATTGACTGATTTCGTTCGTCATGTGGTACAAAACTGTACGCTGTGGCAAACAAACCTTCACGTCGAAATTGTTCTTTATCGGTGTCAATCTGTCGTACAATTGATGGACGTGTGTGCTCTCGATTGAGACTTTTTGTCGCATAAAAGTAGTCTTTATTGCCGTGTTCTAATGCATCTAAATTTCTATGTGCAGCTAGGACTCGATCTTTGAATCCGCACATTGCAATTCGCACACCACCCTTACGAAATCGGTACATGCTACTTATAAAATCTATATAATCGCCTGGAACGAAATCATTAATGGTAGTACGCGAATCATCCTGAACATCCAAAAGTTTGAATGGTTGCAAGAGCATTAGAGGTGTACTCCATAGAATAACATCATTGATTATGAATCTCTTGAGCAATTGGCGCAATGATGTCACGGGATCGCCAATGGATGTTTTGTGAGCTTCAAGAGGATTTGCCGGTGTTACATCGTTTACAATGGGTATATTTGCAGGAGCATGTTGATCAGATAGCGGCAGCGTAAAACCTTGAGCTTCGACAGTTCGAGGGAAATGTCTAGCATCGAAGTCATAGCCATTAGCTGGTGCTGCTCTGGGTCGTGTTGGTCCAGCAAAAGTTAGATCTTCTAAACCACTTACATGTACGATTATTCCTAAATTCGGTGATACTGTATCTGGATGACGCAATTCTTGTTCTACAAATACATAAAGAAAACCTTCTTCCAATTTTTCATTGTATTTTCCAAGCAATTGTCTCCATGGTGTTAAAGAGACATAAGAACAATCCACAGTAAAAGTATCAGCATCACGTATATCCACTATGTGAGTATAAGTGTGTTGCATTTTCTTGTAGATTTCATCTGCATGATGTCCTTCTGAACCTTCTTTAACATTAGGAACATAAGTAAAACGCAATCGTCCAGAATAAAATTTATTGCCAGCAATAGTGAATGTGAAACGAATAGTTCCCATCCAAAATTGAAATAAGTTTGCCAAATATGATAGAAAGGTATGTGAATGAACATCATACCGTGTTTCATCAGTCACGCCTTTAATTTCGATCTTCTGATTAAGACTTGACGGATTAACAGGCAAAACTTGTAGCAATTTTCCTATTTGATCGTCCTTTCGCCATTGGAATGCGCGAAAGAACATTGGTTTCGTCACAATATGTGATATTGCCATTTCATCTTCATTTGTTTCCCCTAATGGTCGAACTTCTATTTCTGACTTTGGTGTTACAGTCATTTTTGTTGAATGATCAACTCCTTCACACAAAGGAAAATCCTTTACAGGATTAATCCATACTGGACACGATGGTTCGGTACTATGGGGTTTTGAGAAACCAAATGATGATGATACTTTTGACACTGTATCAGCAAGCCAGGATACAGGCCCTGCAATTGAGCTAAGACCTGGAACACTAGTTAAGGCTGATGATACTCTGCCAACAGTATTAAATATATTTGATATTTTTCCTTTCTGTTTTGCTTCAACGACTTGTGGGACACCCGATTGAGCTTCCACAGTAGCTGTTAATGGTGTTGTAGCATAAACAGTTATGTCTTCAAATGATATATATGCAGAGATTCCACATTCAGGATTGTTTGTTGCATCCCGAAGAGGCATTAATGCGCGAAATATAAATCTTCCAAAATTATGAAACGGTGAATCCTGATTTAAATCCATCAATGCTGTTGATCCTACATAAGGAACAACCATCTCACACGTACTAGTTGAACCAATGTTCAAAAGAACATTTGGACAACCACTTTCACATCGAGCTAAAGCTTCATCTTGCATAAATTCAACATTGAATCCAGCCTTCCGTTCATACTTCTTCGGTTCATTTGGATGATATTCATATTTTGGCCAATAGGCTACTTGTAAAACACCAGTTTGAAATGGTTGACTGTTGACGAGAACGCGTAGTCGACACTTGCCACTAAAACCGTAAAATCCTTCCAACTTGAGTGTTGAAAGCATTTTTGCAATTTCTGTCTGTATCGGTACATAACACATCTGGTTGTATGGTTCAGATACACCCCAATGCTTTACATAATCGAGTTTGTGTGGTCTCTCTAAGAAACTCTTAATCTGATGGAAACGTGGATCACTTGCCGTAGCAATTTGAACACGTGTTTCGTCAGACATTCGTCCAATGTGTTTTACTGTTTCACCTTCATGTGTCATTCTGATGGTATCTGACACTTCGGTTTGTGAATTTCCGATCAATGTTGGATTAGTCGGATTTTCGTTTAAATTTGTTTGGGTTGTTGTTGGTTGTTTTTGTTCAGTTACTAAATTATCCATTGTTATTTTATTAGTATTTGCATCGCAGTTCTTAGCTAATAATTGTGGTATTACTTTGCTAGCAAATTCGAGTTGCGGGAATGACACATTATATATTCCATCCAGAATTTGTGTCGTGTAATAAGAGCGTGAATATACAGGTATAAACACGCCCTTGGCCTTAAGAATTCCTTGTATTTTCCTAGCCCAAAATTCAAATTGATGTTGATCATGAAGAGCCCATTCAGCAATAGCACCTTCTGCGTTTTGTATAGTTATAGTCCGCGCATCAGGATGTTTATGTTGCCAATTAAGCCGTTCATTAATTGAATTTTGTTGTAATGGTCCCAGCCATATCTTAATGTCCTTGTCGAAACGAAAGCCTCGTTTTAGGAAGCCACATTCCTCCAATTTCTTATAAGGTAAGTCTGTGTTTGATTTTGTTTCATCAGTGTATGTCATACCGAAACTTGCAAAGGCTTCAGTAATAGTTTGCTGATTAACAATGTCCAATATTTCCGTGTCCAGTGATAGTAAATTATCATCGCCATATGATACCATAGAAACATACTTATTGAATTTACCATAATAAGCAGTGCCTTTCGTGAGTCGATTATACGCCACACGGCAAGCTAAGCTATTATACATAGAATTCAATATAGCAGTTGCAGGGTTTCCAGAGGGCAATGAATGTGTCCAGTAGTAGACGTTATTTTCTGCGATGTGGGCAGAGTGCACAATATCCTCAAAAAGCATAGTACGAGTCAAAGCATGTTCATCATCGTACCAGTCATTTATTATATCCAAAGCAGTGTGTAATAGCTGTGTATTAAGTGTTCCATCATAGTTGGTGAAATCACCTGCTACAACATTATTACCGCGCCGCAAAAGATGTCTTGCCAGTTTGTTCCATTCAACCGATTGTGCACAAATACCAACGGCTACTTCGTTATCAATTTTGTTTACCATAACCCAATTCAAAAATGCCAAAAAGAACATACGAAATAAAATCACGAAGTCTACAGGCGCAGCGGAAAAGAGACGAGTCTTTCCAGCCAAAACCTTTTCGACAGGTCGTGTTTCATCTTTCAATGTATCCACATATACGGAACTGATGTACGTTCCTTGTTTCATTGCTTCAAGTTTTTCATCAATGCAATCAAACACTTCTTGTCCTTTTGGCAAAATTTTCCATTCGGTTGTTTTCTCATTATAGTTAAACATATTTTTCTTACCATTTGAATTTGATAACATCCAAGGATAACCGCTCGATGTACTGCGGTTAATAGCTCGAATGTATTTTTCTTCTTCTTCAATTAAGCCTGTTACAGCTTCCATTTTAGTGAAAACACGTTTCGTTGTGGGATGTCCGTTCCACAACATTTCACAAAAAGACTCACGTGCCATAACAATCTCATCCTCTGGAATGTATGGTGTTGTAGGTAAGACCTTTTTGATTGCCTTCATTCCTGAACCGTTCACATCTAACAGTCTACCAAGTTTTGCTGGTAGTACTGTTGTCTCTTGCACTTCGCCAAAAATGAAAGTTTTCTCCATAGCACTTGTTATAGAAGAATGTACTGGTTTCGCATTACCTACTGGTATAATACCATTTAATTCAATTGGAAACACACAATTTTGTGGATCAACAGTCACACAAGATGGTGGCACAACTTCATATTCGTCAGAGACAAATTTAAAGTCCTCTTGAACTAATGGAATTGCACATGCTCCGCCGGTTGGTTGACCTGCAAAATGCAAACCTACAACTTTGCTTTTGATATTATTAGTGTCAACCAAGTACAAACTTCCACAATCACCTTTTACAGTTCGTGCGTCAAATTCATATGTCATACATTTAACTGATCGTAAGTATGTACCATTGTGGTTCATTTCCAATACTTCCGAAACTTTTCTAATCAAATGACATGAGTGCACGACAAAATCTTTACCTGGCACAACGAGTAAACTCGAAGTTCCTTCTGCTAAATCATTCATCATAGCACGAGTGTGCATATGCTTAACCAGATCCGGAAACATATTAACTGATCTTGGTGTTTTAAATGCCCACATATCAGCTTGTTCACCTGCCCGCGTAACTTCTCGTCCATTGTAAATACATGATGCGGGTATTTGCACCCCTTCAGTATGTCCAGGTGAAGCGAGAATTAATACGTCTTCATTTGTAATACCATATTCACGAAACAATGTGATGTAATGTGCATTAATCATACACCAGTGGCCGCGTAAACCAACCACGTGTGCAAGAGATAATTTCTCACCATCATGTTCCCATAATAGATCTCGAAAGTGTTGTCGCACAATCTTCGAAACTTCACGACTTTGCGTAGATGTGAAACTTTCTGGAATTACCATTGGTTTATGAATGGAATTCAATCGGTTTGCACGTCCTTGCTCTGTATGAAGAGACATGTCAGATTCAATGTTTCGTGTCTTGATATTTTGTTTAGTTTTACCTGATTCCGCAGGGATCTTACTTTCCATCTGTCGCCGTAGAACGTTTTTCTTATCTTTACCTGATTCAGCTTCATGTGCAGTCCAGTAAGCTTCTAGATCTTCTTCTTCAATGTTACAAGCTACAGTGTCTCTGAAGTGATGTTCTTCCTGAATTCTCTGAAATTCTCTATATGCGTCAAATGCAGCAAATAGCATAATTACTATTGATGTTGTAGTAAAAGCCATCCACAAGGGATCTGATATATGATCATATAAGACTTCCCATGCCTTCATTTTAACTTGCAAGAGCATATTTATCCAATCAGGATTTCTAAAGATTTGTTCAAGTTCAACGGGATCTACGTCTTTAATGTCATCACGTGTTTCTTTCATATATCTTATCATAGCGTTCATGTTTGTATCCAATCCGGTATAAGCTTCATAAAAGCTTCTAACGAGTGCATGTTTCTCACCAACTACTTTATGTTCATATACCAAATCTTTCCATGTATTATTACCTGGAAATAGGTTACATACTTCATCTATGGTGTCAAAATTGAAATAATAATAATCATCCTGCTTAGTATAATGATGTCTAAACCAATCACTTGGATATGACGCAGGAGCTTTACGATCAAACAATCCGAAGAATGCTTGAGCTTCACGTTGATTTCGTTGTATGTGCTGCATAATTGATTCCTGTTTCTTGTCAAAGAAACATCTTTCTTTGTTTTGATGAACAAGAACACGTTCCAACATTTGATCATACGACAACACGTCCACATCTCGTCCAGTTATAGGATCTATAACATGGATTTCATATATATCAGTAGTCATCTTATCACCAAAAGCTTCACGTGTTTTGTTCACATCGATACGATGATCTTCAACAACTTCTGAATCAGGGTTCACTTGATATTCTGGTCGTACACGTATGTCAAAACGGTAGGCAATTCGAGATCGAATAGCTTCAGGATTGATCATAGATGATGGATTTACGACCTTAAGATTTGATGTTAAAAACACATATTTTGATGTAAAATATGTGTTAGCTTTCTGACTTAAACTAGCCATTGGTAATGGATATGGAAAATTGTTGACCATATGCAATAGTTCCTCAAAATCCTTATTAGGGTGTGAAGGACCATCGACCATACAGCCAAAATCGTCCACAACTGTCACCAATTGGTTTTGATATCCATCAAAAAACTCTTGTGCAGCATTTCTTGCGTATATACTTTCATTTACCATTTTCATAACTTCTTCCGGTGATTTGTTTTCGAATAAATTGAAATGGTTGAGAATGTCAGCTGTTAATAAATACATCATTGACGATTTACCAACACCAGTCGTACCACTGAAGAAAACGCACGTGGGTCGTGGTCTCTCACTACACACACGAGGGTTCGCAGCAGCAGCTTTCTTAAACAAATCAATTACTGATCCTTGATATGCGTTCATGAACTCATTAATGAGGCGATTGCTGTAGTATTGCGTTTTGAGGCGCAAAAATTCAACATACACCTGTTCTATTTGCAAGCAAATAGTAACGTCGGATGGCATTCGACTAAATGTGTCCATTTTTGCTAGTCGTTTTACTTCTTCACAATTTTCACGCACTTCTGATGGTATAGGGTTAACACTGCTGAAGCGATAACCAGTTGCGCGTTCAATAAAGTCTTCTGTATGTTCTTGAAAGAATTTTTCAAAATATTCCATAGTTTTGCCGATACCGTTGACAGCTTTTGGAATTTTATCACACTTATCCAAAAATGATTTCCAAGCATTATCAAAAGGACAGTAGAAACTGGCCAAAAGAGCAAACGCAAAAGCAATCAATTTTGTTGGGTTAAAGTCGAGAGAATGGGCTTCGACAGTTTTTCCAGTAACGTTAACATTAACATTATTTATAATATGCGGACTGGTTTGAGTGATGTTAAGACCAGCCATAATAGCAGCGAGAACAGCGACAATATTATTTCCAAGAGAATACATAACCACCATCGTGATTAAACTAATAACCATTTTAGCAATTTTGCTTTCAAGAAAATATAAAGCCACCAAATAAATAATAGCCAAAGCAACATGTAAAAATTTATCCGTTGTCAAACTAATACAATCGCGACCTGCTTTTACTAATCCACGCAAGGTGTTACATAAATCCGTGATTAGTTTCTTAACACTAATTGCAAAGTTCACTGCCATAACAGGTGCACTTACAATTACGTTAAAAAAATTCTTCACTTTTCCAACAATCTGCGACAACACATTTGTATCGTTGCTCGAATTGCCGAAGAAAGATGGAAATGCTTGAGCTTCAACATTGCGATATATATGAGCTTTGACTCGTAATAAATGTTCTTTACGTTTCATAAATTCAGCAATTTGTTTATTTCGGGCCACAGAATGTAGCTTTTTAAGGACGATTGCTCGTGAAACGTGATCTTCTAATATATTTGTTTTAACACTAATATATTCATAATCTTCGTCCTTTAAGATGTCCAACCAACTTTGTTCTAAACCTTTCGCCCATTTTTGCAGATGATAGAATTGTTTTGGAGACAAAGTGTGCCAAACAAATGGTGTTGTGTCGTCAATTAATGATGCAACATGCAAATAATTACACATTACACGTTCGTTGACTAAATCGGGCACTGCGTTCGTTAAGAATTCCGGTAGTTTTTCCATTAGTAAGAAAGGTCCTGTATAATCATTTAATCGAGAATCAATCAATGATGATGCAGTCACTTTATGTAAAGAATCAAGAATAGCTTGGAGCTGTTCAAGATTGTCCGAATAAGCCAGTTTGTTTGTTTGGGTTTTGTTTTTAAGGGTAGAATAAGACATAAATAATTTACCTTTAGACCAAGGTTCAGGTTTTCACGCTAGGCTCACCCGAGTCGTAATACGTTTGATCTCACGAAGAATGCTTAGAGGGTAGTCCGTGGTACTTCCACGGGCCCAACACGCTTCTAGGAATATCGCCACACGCAACGTAGTGGAGGCTTGTAGTTTGTGCTACAAGTTAAAGGGTGTTCACAAATAATTCAAAAATGACATTCAATACCGAATCCACTCGCGAAACCGCTTAGAGTGTTAGACGCTTATCTTCAGCCAAATCATCATGTTTGTGCAGTATTCCGTTAAATTTCCGTTAGTCGAACTAGTTTTACCTGTATTTCGCAGGATTAAATCCAAAAAGACAAAACAATAGGGTTGGGGGGTTGTTTAAAAAGGGGTATAAACACACAATATAGACACGGCAACCTAATAGCACTCACAAATGAAAAGCAACTTAATAGCAAGCACGATTAGCACGCAGAACTTTTCAGACGCTGAGGGCAACTAGACACCCCACGGAGAGAGTGAATAGCATATTACAGCGAATCAACTAAACTCCGAGAACGTATAGCATATTAGACTAAACAGAGCGTACAGCATAGACAACTGCACACCCCCTTAAGAGTGTATAGCATATTAGACGTAAGTGAAATTACGCCAGGGCAACTATACACCCCTAGAATAGCCAGGGCAACTATAAATCCTAAGAGAGTAGCATAAGTCTGCTAACTAATAATGATCACACATAAGCATAAATTTCAAATACGAACACACATAGGCATAGGCCTATATA